ACATCCAATCACGTGTCAGTATGGGCCAGATCCCCGGTATTGACATCCCTCTTTCCCTCCTAGGTATACAGGGTAATAACGCTGACGTCCTAGGCCTTGCTGGTTCCTACATCACCAGCGCGCAGAAGGGCATACAGCTCATAGGTGAAGAACGTAGTGCTGAGGCTATGGCCATCATGTTCCCTGCCTTCATTCGTAACGGCATAAAAGGTGCTATCGTGTACCCAACTGAGGGTGTACGTACAATCTCAGGCACCCAGCTATTGACACCTGATGACATTAAGTGGTATCACCAAGCATGGCAGATCATAGGCTTCACCCCAACCGCTGTCTCTAACGCGCGCAACCGCGAGTTCGTAGTATCTAAACTAAACGAAGTCACTCAAGGCAGAAAGCGTGGATATGAACGCCGCCTCGAGAAGTACCGTTACAATAATATTAAAGCTGCTATAGATAAAGATCATGGTGCTTTATTGGAAGCCCAGAAAGAATTTGCTGCTATTGTTAAAGAGATTATTGAGTACAATTTGACAGCCTCATCTGAAGATAAGATTATACCTAACCTAAACAATATTAATAAGCGTGTTCTAGGTCGCCTATACCCCGACCTATCCCGAATGGGGCAAGTAGATAAGAATCACAGAGGTATTGCCTACAAACTTTATAAGGAAGGGTCGGCCTATGAGCGTTAAAACTTTAGTAATAGCAGCAGCTTTGTTGCTTATCCCCTCGACAGTATTAGGGATGGAGGCACAACCTCAGTGCGCTCCTCGAGATATAGTAATTGAGGGTTTGCAAACTAAACATGCAGAAGTAATCAGAAGCCGCGGGCTTGCAGCTAACGGACAGATGGTAGAAATACTAACCTCGGAAAGTGGATCTTTCTCCATTCTCCTGACTACTACGGGCGGGATCAGCTGTCTCATGGCTTGGGGGGATGCTTGGGGAAACATTGATAAGGCTCCACCCTTCCTTCCAAAGAAGCTTAAGAAAAAACTGTAGGTTGACACCCCCTTCTAAATAAGGTATACTTCAGGGCAACTGAACTAATTAGGAGATGCCCCTTGACTACCCACCTTATTATTCCGGACTCTCATGCTCACCCAGATTACAACAATGAGAGATTTAACTGGCTCGGCAAACTTATAGCTGACGTCAAGCCTGATGTCGTAGTTAACCTCGGAGATATGGCCGATATGCACAGCCTCTGCTCTTACGACAAAGGCACTAAGGGTTATGAGTCTCGCAGGTACCAAGATGATATCAACGCTGCTCAGGACGCATCTGAGCGGCTCCTAGCCCCCATCAAACGGCGTAAAAGAAAGATGCCGCGCCTTGTTCTAACTCTAGGCAATCATGAAGATCGCATCAACCGCGCCATCAAGTACGATGCAGTCATGCTTGACGGTACAATCAGTACCAAAGACCTAGGTTATGAGGATCAAGGTTGGGAAACTCACCCTCTAAGTGAGGTAGTTGTTATCGATGGTATAGCCTATCGCCACCACCATACAGCAGGTATCATGGACAAACCCATCAGTGGTGTAAGTCATGCGCGTAGTCTATTAAATAAAGGACACATGTCTGCCACTGTAGGTCACTCACATCTATATGATACTGCCGAAGACATGCGCTTCGACGGTAGAAGAATACTCGCCCTCGTGGCTGGTTGTTACGTTGACTATCCCAATGACTGGGCTGGTCGCGCACAAGAGCGCTGGTGGTCAGGCATCACTATCAAACGTAACGTCAATGACGGAGTCTATGACCACCAACAAGTTAGCCTCCACACCATCAGAAAGGAATACTCCAAATGATTGAAATAGATATTTCAGAAGAGATGAAAGCAGCTGCTACTAAACTTGCTGATGACATGGGCAAACTAAACAACTCTATTACAGGAGGGAAAGGAAACATTGCAGGCAAATGAACACAGTATTAGATACGTATGAAGAACTTAAAACTATGGAATCAAAGGACCGTACGCAAATGTTCTTAGCTCACTACATGGCAATAAGACCAATAGTTGAACCTATGACAGTTAAGGATCATTTAGATAATTGCACAGCTGAGGTCCGTGAAATTATAAACAGTTGGATAAGGAAAACAGTAAATTGATAACAGCATTAATCTCCACAGTACTCGGTATTGTCGGCGGCGCAGTCCCCGACCTCATCAACATGAAGAAGGAAGCCAACGCCCGCACCCATGAGTTAAAGATCATGGACATGCAGATACAATCACAGGCGCAAGCCCATGACAATCGCCTTGAAGAAATCCGTGAAGGTACAGTAGTTGAGGAGCTACGCGCATGGCGTGAACAGATCAAGGGCATCTACGATGTAGAGAAGACACCCACTGGTATTAAATGGATTGACGGTTTCAATCGTCTCATCCGCCCCACCACAGCAGCCAGCCTAATGATACTATTTAACATTATCGCTTACGCCTATGTCTTCGACATCATCAATCAAGGCAATGGACTCAACGCAGTCACAGCCTCCCTCATTTGGGGCTCACTTATAGGTGAAGCTATTCAAGCAGTACTTGGCTACCTGTTTGGATACCGCACCACCCGCAAGATGCTCAAGCAATGAATATCAATAAAGCAGGCCTCGAGCTTATACAGGAGTTCGAGGGTCTCAGCCTTACAGTGTACAATGATGCAGCTGGCTTTCCTACCATAGGTTATGGGCATCTCTTAACCCCTACTAGTGGGGGATTGGAGACTATCACGCAAGCTGAAGCGGATGCATTGTTGGTTAAGGATGTATACTCAGCTGAGTGTTCCGTCGAAAGATTAATAAGGGTTCCCTTAAACGAAAATCAATTTAGTGTGTTGGTTTCATTCACCTTCAACCTTGGCAGCGGCGCGCTCCAGCGCAGCACCCTTCGCCACAAACTAAACGCCGGAGACTATGATGAAGTCCCCGACGAATTGCTTAGGTGGTGCTACGCGGGTGGCCGCAAGCTGGCCGGATTACTTAGGCGTCGTACTGCCGAATCGGTCCTTTGGGGAGCTTCTTATCAAAGCACGAATTATATACCTGAGCCTCGTCCAGTTTCGGCCAGTTCGCTGTGAGGGCAAGAGCTCGCCAGTAGTCTCTTCCGTTCCCACTAACATTATAGAAGGCAGGCCATCCTGCTTTCCTGTGTAGATCGTAAAGGTTCTTCGCAGCCTTCTCGTTATTCATGGACGCAACCTTTCAAGGTTTCAACCTCGGTACTTATAATCTCCAAGGCTTCCATATCATTCGGTGTGGCAAACCCTTTAAGGGTTGCCTGCCGTTCTATCTCAGTTACTTCTACGCGTAACTCCTCTATCCGTTTCATGATATCTAGTATGTCAAACATAATTAACCATGGCTCATTGCACTTTCCCACGTGCTTTTGTTTTTATCCAATATTAAATTCCAAACTGAACCTAGGTTAGTAATCACTACAAAATACTCATCGTCTGAAAAGTTATTTGACCCAGTTTGTACCATAGTCACTACATATTCCCCTGAAACTAAGGGCATTTCTGAATAAGGTGAGCTCATTTTATTATATCCTGTTTAAGTTACTACTTCAGTAGGTAACCCGGCTTCGATGGCACGACTGACCATGTCAAACGTACCTCGACCTCCGGGGAAGGCAATGACCAAATCGGGCTTACCCTCATCTAACATCTCCTTGTTCCTAATCATACCTGCTGCTTTACCGTGTTTATCCCAGTTCGCTCTAAACTGTCTAATCGCTACCTTGTTAGCGCGTGCCCACATGTGTGCTAGGTTGTCGGCCCCATTGGCCCCGCCTTCTATAATCATAGTGGGGGATGGAGACACCGCGCCCAGAACTTCCTTGGCCTTAGCATAGTCATCGAAGTCGCGACCGCCACATACCAGCACCTTCATAGCTGATCCTTCCAACGCTTGAGGAATTGTTGACACAGCCCGCGGCTATGCCATACGTCCAGTTCTTTGTAATGCTCGGTGTGCTCCTTAAGCATTCTGATGGTGCGTGAAACCGGTATACCTATAACAGGTTTAGGGCACATTAGCCGGTAGTCCTTTGGGAGTATACGCTTGGAGCGTAGAGTACCATAGTCTAGGAGGGTTACATACTTAGTGCCTGTGAATACGTGGAACATCCGCCAGCCATCATCCCATGCTCTTACTAATTCCATTAGTTTATCCAGTGTATAAAGAGTAAAATTATCAAGGGTGAGAATACTATGAGGGCATCTATAACAAACATTGTCATTGCGCCTTGTGTTGTTGAAGGGAAGAGGGGGAGCCGAAGCTCCCCACTCAAGGTTCTTAATATTGTATTTGGTACCAGCGGATTAGGGCGGCTGGTTCCTGCACCCGCCTAGGTGTTACTAGGACTTGGACTGAAGCCTTTAACGCGGTTCCAACGACTGAGTCAGAAGGTCACGCCAGAAAAGGTTTGTCTCCAATCCCCCACTCTCATTATAGTACTACAGTGGTAGGTTAATGTCAACCCCCCACATGTGGTACCGTATTAAGCTGGACACCCCTACTCAGTACGAGTGCGGCCAGTTCAGGTTCAACTCCTTTCGAGATGAACTCATTGTATATACTTTCGTTGACCTTTAACATAGTCTCATATGCTGAGTTCAAGCCTTCTTGATGTTGGTCTTTAGCTCCGGTCCATTTCTTTGGTACTGTATATTTCATACTTATCTCCTTAAAAGGTTTCTATAAACTCGATACCGACCTCGTCAAACATTTCCTTGGTCAGTTCCATATCGGCACCCCACCGTTCTAACAATTTCTTAGATGGGCCTGTCGATACGACACGCTTAATCCCTGTTTGAATTATAACAGTGGCGCACCTAACACATGGCATCATAGGGGCTACGTATAACGTACAACCTACCAACGATCTATTGGCAAACAGGATGGCGTTATGTTCGGCATGGATAACATATTGCAATTTCTTTTCGCGGTTACCCAACCGACCCTTTGTATCCTTAATACCCTTAGGGAAGCCATTGTATCCGGTAGATACAATACGATTGTCTATGTCAACAATCACGGCTCCCACTTGTGTGCTAGGGTCTTTACTCCAGCCAGCTACATGCTCAGCTAGCTTGAGGAACCGAGAGTCCCACATGTTACTCGCAGCTTTTGGTTCCTGTGTCTGGGTCATAATAGCATGCCTCTCCTTCTTCTATTGAAAGTTCTTGCAAGATGCCAGCCCTGCTCCCTGCATCCCGATGTGTGGTGCAGCCTTTACACTTCTGCTCCCATGCAGTCATGTATAAGTTTTGGAAATCATCCCAAGTTACATCAGCACCTACGTTACAGGTCTTAGATACTGCACTATCTATATACTTCTGAGTAGTAACAAGGACAGAAAGATGAGCATCAATATCCAGAACATTTGCGGTGACTCCTTTGACTCCAAAGTTTTCCAACCCATAATCTTTCACTGTTTCTTGAATGGGCCCGTTAGGCATGAGTACAGTTCTCTGATACTCGTGACGAAATACCGGTTCAATGCCACTACTGACGTTATCAGCACTGAGACTGATAGTTCCAGTAGGTGCAATGGAAAGAAGATGGCTATTCCTAATACCAAACTCAGCAATGGATTCTTGGATCTCCTTGGGTAGAGTTTTAATAAAGGCGCTTTCAAGATACTTCTCCTTGTCAAACAAAGGGAACGACCCCTTCTCCTTAGCGATTTCAATGCTGGCCTTATAGGCCTCATCCCTCAACACCTTCAACACTTTGGTTGTAAACGTTAAGAACTTAGTGGATCCATATGCCTCACCAGTCACGGCCTCGCCTGCATTGGCTAAGCCTGTGATGCCGATACCGATACGCCGCTTGTTAAACGCCTCGGCCTTCTGTTCATCTAGTGGGAAGATAGCACTTTCAATAACGTTATCTACTGCACGTACTAATGGAGAGATATCATCACTAAACTTATTCCAATTAAACTTAAATCCGGTCTCCAATCCCCCACTCACATACTTAACGAGGTTCAGACTAGCCAAGAGACATGCGCCATATGGAGGTAACGGTTGTTCTGCGCATGGATTTGTTGCAGCTATGTCCTCAATGTAGTATAGATTATTCATCTCGTTAATACGATCAATAAATAGTACACCGGGCTCGGCCCACTCCCATGTGGCTCGCATGATCTGATCCCATAAGGACTTAGCATCTACCACTCTGTAAGGGCGGTGGCCATTCCAGTTCAGTTCAAAGTCGGTGCCTGCTTTAACAGCTTCCATAAACTTATCCGTGATTCCTACAGAGATGTTAAAGTTTCTTAGGCGGTATTTATTCTGCTTAGCGTGAATGAATTCTTCAATGTCTGGATGATCTACTCTGAGTACGCCCATCATTGCGCCGCGTCTATTCCCAGCACTGCTAACAGTGCCACATACGGCATCGAAGATATCCATAAAGGATACTGCACCAGACGCTTCACTGTCTAGTGTTATAATTCTACTACCTCTAGGGCGTAACGTACTAAAGTCGAAGCCAATGCCACCTCCCATTCTCATTGTTTGCGCAGCTTCCTTGGCTACATTCATAATACCATCCATCGAGTCATCAATAGTGGATGCCACGAAGCAATTGAATGGTGTAACTTTACGGGCTGCACCTACTGCTGCTTGTACGCGCCCGGCTAACATAGCACGTTGTTCAAGAAACATATTCTTCAGGGTGTTGCGATGATCCTCATCATCCGATAGCGTGCCAGCCTGTCGGCAAGCAGCTTCATAGAAACTCTCGCCTTCTCCCCTGTGCTTTAATGCGTGTACTTCTTGGGAGATGGGTAGTGTAGGTCCGTGCATGTTTAACTCCTATAGGGTGGGAACGCCTCTTAGACACCAAGTGGCGTAGTCTAATGTGAAATCTGGATCGAATACATCCGCCAGATCTGTTATCTTATCGTCGTCGAAAGTCTTAGTTAAATTCTTACACACCTGCACCCTGATAATTCTATGTGAGGGCCACACCTTGTGTACGATTGGTTGGTATAAACTCTTTAGCTTGTGCTTGGCTCCGGGCTTGTGGGTTAGCTTCACTTCAATAATAACAAGAGGCTCATCTGTCTCAGGTAGTATCAAGATATCAGTCTGACACCAGCCCGTACCACGATCATCTTCGAAATGAAACCACTGACCATGGCGCATTCTATTAGGATACATGATCTCTAAGTAGTCTGCAACCTTCTTCTCATACACTACACCAGCCCTGCGTTTCCCCTTCATCTTTTGTTCCCATACATCACGGGCAAAAGGGGGTTTAGTATCAAGCGCGCTCACCCACTTCAAGCCGTGGGTAGCACGTCGTCTTCTCTGTTTATTTAGGGATGACAATATTATCATCTATGTCAATCATTCCGGCATCAGCCATAGCCCTTACTACCTGCTCAACTTCAGCAGCCGTAGATACACGGCGCATAACTTCACGACGAAATAGTGTTATAGGAATCCCAAGACGCTTAGGATTTTTCTTGACGACTTCATCGAGAAATGTGTTAAGATCAAATGCGATCTTACCTACCTTTCCTGTACCGAAATTGGCTAACACTGTAGGCATCATTGTTTCAATCTCAAACAAGTATTCCTTAGCAGTGATCCAATCTTCTCTGGTAATCACTCTACTACTAGAGCGGGCTGCACTTACAGACATAGCTACCTTAAAAATATGCGCATCGACACGTCGATTGTTATAATCCAACATGCTCTGTGCAGTGGGTATAGGTGGTAAACCCTTTTCAATATCACTCTCTACTTCAGGTAGGATACTGTCGTGGAATCTAAACGCTCCACACATGTGTCCTATGTCAGCAAGATCGTGGCGTAAGGCATCAACAATATCATAACTAATGTCGCCATAGTGTAACTTTCTTTTAGGTGCCTCAACCCCGCCATGATAAATAGGCAGCATCCGAGATAACAAACCCTGACTAGCTGCGTTCTCAGGCAGACAATCAACAAATTCGCCCGGTACTGACCCAGCTATCCAGTTAAGGCATGGACCTTTAACTAAGTCTTTACCCATATTCTTAGTACGATATGAATACTCTTTCTCTGAGTTCCATACCTCGGTGATGAATGTCTGCATGTGCTGATCATTTCTGTTCATAAACACACCGAACTCACCAGTAATTAACGTTAACGAGCTGTCATTAAATACGCCTCCAAAGTCTCGTGCTTCAGGGTCATTATGTACCCGCAGGTCAACACGGTGGCATGTCTTAAGCTCGCGTGTTAACTGTTCCGCTGTGATACGCCCAGAGATTTGATGCAGTGGATAAGAATCCATATCGTACTGCGGTAATAGTATGTTGTCCTGTGCCTCAGTGCCCGGCTCTATTGATAGCGCACTCATAACCTTACTAAACGGTAGGTTAAGACTGAGCGATTTATTGTTAGCCGGAGGAGCTACAAGAACAATATACATATTAGGTCGCACGTGGAACGTACCACGATTGATCCAGCACCGCCGTCCCAAAGCCCCAGCTATAGCACTCAATGCAGTCCAACGCCTGAAAATATCAGGGATGTTAGACTCACCGACTGCTTCACTGCAAGCCTGTATAAAATCTGGGTGGACGCGGGAAGACATTACTTAGGCATGCTAAACGAGATGTTACTCCGCACAGCCCAGTGAGCTGTAGGCTCTGTATGAAACTCCGTCCATACCTTAACACCACGATAGCCTTGGTTATGGTAGTAACGGCGAATGTTCTCCGCGAGGCGCATTGAGTCTCTCTTGTTACCCAACGGATCAGTACCCTTAATTACAAGGATATCTTCTTTAACTCCTGCAAATATCTTAGGTGTTTTCATTAGACCATTTCTCCATATCTTTAGACCATGAGTGCCCTACCTCGGCTGAAGTGGGGATAACCATACTGCGCCCGTTTATTATTATTGGATTGTGCATGCAGTCTAGCACACTTTGCATGTCCTTGTCAAAGGTTTCTTCACGGGCTTGACCAAGTACAGCATCATGCACTTGTCCGAGTATTTGTACCCTAGGTTCTAACTCATCCCAGATGCGATACAATCCAATATTCAATAGATCACCAACAGTTGACTGAGGTTCAAAAGCAATAGCTTCACGCAACGTGGTTGCGTCATTGAGTCTTCCCCAGAACTGTCGGCGTCTACCTAAGGGAGTGATCATTTCCCCTGTTGTCTGCAACTTCTCAGCCACGGTGTCGTGCCATCCTCTAATACCGGGGAAGGCACCGGTCACCTTGACTATACGCTTATCAATTTCATCCAACTTAGGTGCCACACCAAGCACTTCACCTTCCTCAATCATCCTATCGAAGCCCGCACCACTGTCCTGTTTGTGGTACCTAGCCAGTGTAGTGTATCCAATGGCACCGCCATAGTACATAAGCTGGAACCTGTAGGCGTAGCGGAGTTCAATCTTGAGGTGCCGCTGTAAGCTGTGAGCCTGTAGCCCGTAGTTGGTTCCATGACCTGCCCGTTTACACATATCTCTGTAGGAAAAGTGTAGATAATATTTTCTGTCAGCGATAGCTCTGTCGGCCACGGGATCGCCTGTCCACGGAAGGTCAGGCCAAACCATTTTAACCACTGTTGTATGTAAATCTCCCGACTCGCAAGCATTGATATAACCTTTATCACCGGTGATGTACGCCACCACCCGTGACTCTGCTTGATCGAGATCTGCATAAAATAATTTATATCCTTCATCAGCTATAAAGATCTCCCGTAACTCAGCAGTAACATTCTGCATGTTAGTGCCATTCCAAAATGCGGATTGGCTTGACGACCATCGCCCTGTCTCAGTACCGGCCACGTTATAGCTGGTCCGCATGCGTCCATCAAAAGGATCAACCTCTGAATTAAGCACGCTCACCTTTTTATCAACATCCCGTAGTGCAAGGATACAATCAACAACAGGCCGCGCCCTTGGATACTTATTCCTTAATCCTTCAAGCGCCTCTCGATCAGTGCTGATCTTCTCCTTACCCTTATCACGCTTAACCGTCTTAGGCAAGCCAAGACATTCATATAAGAACTTCTTTAGTTGCAGAGGACTGTTATGATTAATTTCCTTGTCCCATATAGCATTGGCATACGTGTCAAGTAACTTAATTAACTTGGCCCTCAGAGGAGTGAGGGATTGGAGACGGCTATCGCGTTCCCCTATGTCCACCCTCAAGCCGCGGCGCATCATCGTCATAGCCGGGCCTATCATACCTCTCTCGAAGTTGTAGGTGTGGCGGGTAGTAGCGTCGAGCATCGGGTCTATGGTATCCCACAACTCCCGTGTGATGCAGCAGTCATAGGCATTATAGGCCCAGAGTTTTTCCTCTGAGCCCTTTATCTTACCTACATCTGAGTTGTTTAGAATGACCGCCATACATCCTCCTGTTCAGGTAGCCGCTCGATCAAGCGACCGGCATCTGTTAGCCAGTTCATCATATCCTCATGATCTAGCCGCTTAGTACTAATTTGATGGGCGTGCATCTCTGCGAGTAGCCTGTGCATAACAACAATATCGTGGACAGTATAACTAATCTGATCATCCTCTTCATCATCCATCTGCCTTTACCTTTGTAATTAATTTATTCAGATACCACTGCGCCTTCTCTAAGTCTTCTAGTGGTTTGCCTTTGTATGCATAGCGCCAGAGATACTTGATAGCGTTACCCTTAAGCATCCCCTTGAATTCCTCTGTCGATAGGCTAGCCTCGATGGCATCAATACATTCAATGCCAAATAGATTATAGTGAGTCGGGCTATTTACTGGATCAGTGTCTCCTTTCCCCCACACCCCTGATATTTTATTTCTGTGAACTTCTGTCATATATTCTAATGGGCTAGTCATATAGTATATCCTCTCCTATCACGATACGCGTTATATACTGCACATGTGATGGTTCGAGGCATGCAAGATAGCATACCTCCCAAAAATCTTCTGAATTACCGCGCATAAATACCTTAGCATTCAGCCTGAACTGTTCAGCTTCGGGAGTACTCTCCTCGCTAACGATGTCTTGTAATTGTCGATCGAGTACGGCCCTCCATAATCTTATCTGCGGTTCGAGTACTCTGTGTTCTTCTGGGATCTCCAGCTTATCAAATAAATAAGGTCTTTTCATGCCGTCTACTATACATTAAAAGTCTCCATCTGTCAACATTTCAGGCAGCTCCACTTGCCACACCTGAATGCTCTCATCCTTTGTTAGATTAACCCACAACCCTGCATACTTCTGCAAACGTAAAGCCATATGTTCACTATATACTATAGCAATGTTTCTGATCTTTTTAGTACGGTGATGTACAGCTCCTATTCTCCATGCGTTACTCATCACGCAACTCCTCCATGTCATAGATTATATTCTGTAGCCAATCTACTATGTCTTGGTTAGCTGCATCAGCGACAGCCTCTAGTTTAACCCATTCCCTTTTATTAAAGATAATATCAAGAGTTACTGTGACGTAGTTTCCATCTTCATTTTCATATATAGCTTGGTCAGTCATGTTTCACCATACCTTTCCATGATTGTGCGTTAGTGTACAAGGAACTAAGTACACCCAAAGCCTTGGGCATCTCAGGTTGCAGAGCATGATGCATGTGCATTGTATCCTCAATGGGGCCGCTTGTTTTAATACCAAGGCGCGTTAACCATATTACATCGTAGCTCTGATTATGAGCAAGTTTAAGTAGTCGATAATCTTCGAGTATGTGTTTGACCCATTGCCACGCCTTGACTTCTTGACTTGGGCTGGCCCAGTAATTGTGGTCAGGCATGCGTTTATCTTTGAAGGGAACAACGATGGCCACTTTATCGGAGGGCGCGAACCCAATACATGTGATGCCACTCTTGTCTGTCTCGATGTCGAATGCAAGAGGTTCATCTGTCCCTTTGATAGGATCGATGTAACGTGATTCAAATGTAGTGAGATCTGATAATAAGGGCTCTGTCCATATGGATCTTTTGCGGAAGATAAGCTCGGCACTTCGAGATTCAGTAGCCGCTTTGTGGATATCCATGAGAGCCATTGGTCGGAGAGACCAGTTCTTAACGATAGCAGTTGGATGGTATGTTGGTATAACCTTACGGGAACCAAAACCCTTGACACTCCGACAAGCCGTGCCTCTGTAAGTACTGATTGGTGCAATGCCTGTGATAGCCCAGAGGGCTGTTCCACCCAGAACGAGTATAAGATTGGGATTTGCTTGTTCAATTTCGGAGACAAGTCGGGCGATATCATATTCATATTCCTCCTTAAGATAACCGTTATTCACTGAGTGGGGGAATGGAGACTCCCATCCTGTTTCTTTCTTTAGCTTCTTAGCGGCTGGTTTCTTGTGAAAGAACTTGGCCACCTTATCTTGCGGCGGCTTATAACTAAAGACATTGGTGAACATTACCTTCTCAATGTCTATGTTAGCGCGCTTAAGCCATGTGCCTAGTTCATAGCCGGGGTTGCCTGAGAAGATGCGGCCATGCCTTACATCATCAGCACTGGGGGCATCACCTACTACCACAATATCACACTGCTGTGGCCCACCTTTAGGCCAATGTGTAGGGACAGGGCGGTTAACTGCATAAGTCATACTATTACTCCAAAGAGAAGGGGAACAGCTTTGTATGCTGCTCCCCCTGAGTTTAGGTTCTTTGAAAACGTGCTTAATGTTTTACGCGGCAAGCACTCGCGCGACACTGGCGATAAGAATGTCTTTATTCTTACCAACCATCTCATGTTTGACCACACCCTTAAAGGTCTGGCCGATAGCCATTTCAAGCAACTGAGAGTAAGGCAGCTCTTCCATCTCGGTGGATGACATGTCCAGCACAGTACGGAGGTATGCTTTTAGTGAGATGTTAGAACTATCATGGGCAAGTGCCCGTTCAGTAGCCCAGTATTCCAAGCGGACAGGCTTGGCGTGTTCCAGATCACCATCGTCCAGATCGGACTCAACAACATCCGTAGCCTGAGCTCGGACAGTTACCTTAGTGTTCTGGTTTTCCCCCACCTCATCAGCACGGTATGACTTAAAGACGAAGCCATAAGTACCTTCAGGGAGAAGGATTGGATCCGGTGTATCACCGGGAGTTGTGTCGAGGAAACCTGATAGATCATTTGCCATTGGCGTTATACCCTTTCATGAGTAAATTTTAAGTGTTGGTATGGTATCACATTTTTTAGATTGTGTCAAGTCACTGAACGAGGTTAAGTGCCAAACCTTCCGGTCGGATACTTACTTCGCTCTCATCCTTGGCAAAGTTGATTGAGTGCACGGTGCCAGTAATGCTTTGTACATCCACCGTGATGGCATTCACGCCCGGTAAATTCTGTACAATTTCATAACTCTGAATGATTAGATCATACACATCTGGTGAAAAATTATCGGCATCGTAATCAGTACCGTCGATTGTGTTAATGATACTAGTCTTTCTTGGCATCGGTTACTCCTTTGTTGTTGGACTTGGCTTGGCTCTGCACCGCCTTGAAAATGGCGGCGAGATCGAGTTCGGCATCAGGCTCAATCAGGTTGGGCGCTGTGTTCTTCAAGTCCATCTTGTGATCGCTGACTGTACGCAGGATGCGTGTTCCACCTGTCTTAGATGGCTTGACGTCGATGCGAACAAGACAGTTGAAGTACCGCCCTATGACTGTAGGTAGCTTGGTGCCTAGTGCTACGGGATAGGCCTTACGCCCTCCCATTGGGTCGTCGTAGTATTGGACGTGTGTATTCACAACAAGATTGCACTTGATGTCGTCCGAGGTGAGGTACTGAATAAGTCCCTCGACATTACGGCCCGCTTCACCCCAGTGTTGTATAGCTGGCTGGTCCGTAAACTTTTTGCCATCCCTACCTAGTACGAAACGCATCGCACTGTTAGCAAGGAAGGTTAGGCTATCAATGACAAGGACATCCTTGTCTGTCCAATCCTTAACAGGACCGAAGTCTTCATCCTCTGTCTTCCAATTCTCTATGAGCTTCACCGCACCAGCATAGGCTGTTGCTGTCTTCATGGTGTCACGCAGTGTAGCATAGTGAACACGATCCTTTGCACCCTCATCTAAGAAACTATTGAGAATGTCTAAGCCGTTATCGAAGTCAAGGATACGTAGGTTATAGCCGTCATTGGCTAGGGTAGATAGTAGTCCGGTCTTACCGGAACCCGAATCACCAGTGACCATAATTTTGGTACGAGTATTCGAGGCGTGCTGATTAAAGCTGGGCATAAGAGTCCTCCTCTTGTATGCATTTGAATTTAGATATTACACCACTTTAACATCATTGTCAAGTAAGTGCCATGTAAATATCTTACCCTCATCTTCAGGGCTTGGGGGTATAGCATCCGAGTAGATGTAAGCCCACACAAGAGAGGGCCAGCTGTCTATCTCAATACGTTCCCGGTTATATAAATTAGGTACGCCCTCTACATAATCAAGTAACTTTAGTGTCTCATCATTCACCATATATACCTGACCCTGTACCTTAGCGTTGCCTCGTGTCATGGCAGGGAAGGCACCCAAAGACCTCATGTGCCATTGTGATTCCTTGGTAGTGCCTATATGTACCAACTCACTGTTGTCAAGGTGCCCATGTAGAGGGCCACCCTTCTTCAGCGTGCCATATACAAACACAGCATCCAGTTTATCCATATCAAAACCATTCCTGTATTAGTTGTTGTTGTAGAGATGTCACCATAGCTAGGACATCACACTTATTTGTATTCGACACAAAGTAATTGAGATTCATAACTTCTTCTTTATCAGCATTCTCCCTCACCTCGCTATAGATTATGGCAATGTTAGTGGGTATGATATCACCGATATCAATTAACTCAATCATAGTTTCCAGCGTCTCTTTCGGTACCCAATCAGCGGTGCTATCTATACCCTTCAGTTTATCTACAAGAGCATCGCGCTTACCCTCATTATACTTAGCCTTCGCACGTTCTTTTATCGTACTTGATATATCAATGATCTTTGTCATTTAGTTGTCTCCCTTGTACCGTATGGACTTAGGTTGAAGTCAGAGGTGAGCCATGTCTCTCTATGTTCAGGAGCTCTGGAGCATACACTACGAAACTTGCAGCCCCCGTAGTTACCACACGCCCCAAAGTTTTGGGGATAGTATTGTTCATTATAATAACTTGTAGCTTGTTCAAGAGCAAGACGTGTATCTCTTTCCCATTCCTCAAGCTGGGTATCAGTAACATTAAATACTGATCTACCAAATCGTGTAAAGTTAACACCTGTCTGGATGCCATCAACCACGAAGCCTCTTACTGGCAGCTTAAGGATATTGCGCGTTGCCCACAAGTATGCATAGATCTGTGTGTTAGGGCTGTACCTTGCGAAGTAATAGTCATTGAGTCCTGACTTGGTTGTTTTAAAGTCCACGATGTATAGCTCACCATTGAGCTTAGCTATCTTATCAATGCGCCCACTAAATCGATAGTCAGTACCGGGGAAGGGACACTCGAACCTTATCTCACACGCTGGGGTATCATCAGGCATAGCGGCAACCTTCATGTTGTCATCCCAATGATCTTCGGCCCGCCACACAATAGCCCGCAAGGCACATTCAAGATCTCTTGCATTATCTGTACTAGCAGCTAGTTTCTCACCGTATTCATCAATCACTGCCAATACAGCCTCAGCAGTAGCTTCATTCTTATTGGTACCATAGAAGCGGGCAGTGTCTAATACTTCTAAGCCGTAGTGCACAGCCTTGCCATACATGGTAGCCGCACCTTCTACGCGAGGTTGCCATCCCTGTATATTTCCTAACTGATAATAGCGAGGGCATGATGTGAATGTTGAGAGGCTTGATGCATCCCATACAATCTGCTTATTGTCTACATACTTAGCAAACGAGTGTTCACCTAGTGTAATGTCAGTCATTATCGCTCTCCTAAGTTATTCTTCAAATCTTTTTTTTTAAACACTATAGATATTAGATCCCCCTTTGATCAGAGGTTGAAGAAATAAAACATCAACATAACTTTATTTATTAATGGTTTGTTTAGTAACGCTAAACTCCAAAGCTTTCACCGCAACCGCAACTACTTGTACTGGTAGGGTTTTTAACTGTAAGATATGATCCACCCAACTCAGTGATGTAATCTACTTCGCTACCCACCACATATAACTCTGCCAGCGGATCAAGTACCAGTACCTCATCAATAGGATCAGACCATGTCACATCTGGTCGGTCATTCCTAAGTCCCCAGACATACTGGAACCCAGAACACCCACCGCCTTTGACACCAAGTGTTACTTTGTCACCGTTTATAAGTACACTCTTCATATAGTCTATTGCTTTTTCTGTTACTGTTATCATGCGCATGCACACTTATTTACATAGTCACCGACAGCTGCCTTGATAGCATCCTCAGCAAGTATAGAGCAATGGATTTTAACTGGCGGCAAAGCTAATTCTTGGGCTATGTCTGTATTTGTTATCTCTAAAGCTTCATCCACTGTCTTACCTTTAACCCACTCAGTTATTAACGAGCTTGAGGCAATGGCTGAACCACAGCCAAAGGTTTTAAACTTAGCATCTTCGATGACACCATCAGCACCAACCTTGATCTGTAACTTCATAACATCGCCGCATGCTGGTGCTCCAACCAAGCCGGTACCAACACCGTCTTCATCTTTGTCCAGTGTCCCTACGTTGCGGGGGTTTTCGTAGTGGTCGAGTAACTTGTCGCTATATGCCATAGTCTAATTTCCCTAACTTCATTATATTCTTAGTCCTTTCTAACAAGGGATTGCTGTAATTACAGGCCCAACATCCCCGTTATTGTCAACTCTTTTAAACAGAACATGATCACCTTTCTTCAGGTCAGTGAAGCCTATGAAGGCACGCTCTCCTGTCTCTGCTGGATTTTGAGTAACTTTGTTACATCCAACATACTCATACGCTACTTCTCCTTTGGCATAGATGCCCTTTCCACACGCAGTAATGGACAATAATGCAGTAACAACTAATAGTTTATTTAACATTTGAAACATCCTCACTTGTGGCGTACTTAGCCTTTAATTTCTGTAGCTCTTCCTCTGCCTCATGGCGGCGACTTTTCTGGTGGGCGTAGTCCTTCTCGTGCTGTGCCAACAGCTTAGTTAAGCGCATTACTGACTCTGTTGTTTGGGTCAACTTACGCATAACCACAAGGTAATCTTCATTGATAGACATATAGTATCTCCAATCCCCCACTTAACTGGCGAGGGCATCTAAAGGGTTACTGGGTTTATCGTCTGAGGTTAGAGAGTTAGCCGATTTTTTATTGATTCGCTTGCCCGCCTTCTCAGCAGCTGCCACATTGGTGCGTGTAGTACGAAGGTAGGCTACGATCTTATCAATGGCAGCAGGATCTTCTACTAGTTCAGTCGGATCGCGTTGAAATAGATCAACTGCCTCCACATAGCGGTCGATAGCTTCCTGTTCTTTAGGTGTTGTCTCTTCTTTCTTTTTAGGCATCAGTAATCTCCTTAGTTAATAATTTCTGTTGGTATGTCCTCGATATTGCTGCCTTTCTCTAGATGAGGGGCGGTATGGGCGAAGGTATTAATCGCATCAATTAACACACATATGCTATTATATGCTCCTAATTCAGCAAGCATGATGTGTGTTGCTTCCTCAAATAAAGCAGTGGTTAGCAACGCAGAACTCGTACCCTTAATTAGCTCGTCTTTAATGAATACTTGAAGGCGTTCGCGCATTTCTTGTACATCAATATGATACTGCATTACGACTTCTTTGTCAATCATCATCGCTCTCCCAACGTTCAGTATTATACTCAGTATCATCGCTCTCCCAACGTTCAGTATCTAACTGACTCACTGTCCGAGCATCATTTGTCCTTGTATCAGAGCCAAGGTATGCATTGTGGTACATATCTGCACTTATGTTAAATTTGTTGCGTAAATTTTGCAAAGTGTTTAAGGGCAGAGGTTGATTGTAATGGTAACGCATGAAGATAACACGTCTGCCAAGGCGAATGACCCTAAACAGTTTAGTTAATTCCAGATCTTTGAGACGTTGACGCCACTGCTTTACGCCTGATGATGCAAAGTGCGCACGCCGACATCTGTAATAAGTAGGCCTTCCAAGGGAGGCACTCAATAGATAACTGATGTCGCTGCTCCGATCTACCTCAAGTGCCTTATACGGCATAGTATCTAGAAGGTTGCGTTTTTGTTGCTTATCCATTTGGATCTCCTACTGGTTTGAGTGTATCAGCATTGAGAATGCCGGGTAAGGGGATGTCATCCACCTCTCGAATCTCTAAGCCCCACGTTTTGAGGGTATCATTGAATTTCACGTTAAAGTTGAGCCACGCATATTTGATAATGTCGTAATTATCTATGTTAGCCCAGTCCTTTGATTGTAATTCGTGTGCCTTACGGTATCGTCCTAGCTTGAAGGCCCATGACTGTGCCGCTCCTTTATCCTTGGTAGGTATAAAGAGGGGATCCTTAAGTGCTGACTCCAACACTTGGAGGACATCAGGATGTTGAGTTAGATTGTACGTGGCGGGATTGTAGGTCATACGGTATTCTCCATGTTAAGGATTCGCAGGTCAAGTGCTTGAAAATATGGGGTATTTACGCTAGTAGGGTGTTGTAGTATATAATAATTACGAAAGGCAGTGGCATAGGCTACTAGAGTGCGACCTGTCAAACCGGGAGCAGTGTTAACCTCAAGGACATAAGGACGATTAGTCCCTGATGTTACTAGGTCTACTGCCCCGAAGTCAAGAGATAATAAATCAACAGCTTGGACAGCAGTATCTTTTATATTTGCCCATTCGGTATAATTGAGGAGAGGATTAAAATCTCGAGTGTAGTTCCAGCCATTAATGTGGCTACGGATTTGCCAGTTAGGGTTGTGGTGGCTACGCCTTCGCCTCTTTTGTTGGAGGTCAATAACCTTGCCGTCAAACACATGGACACGATACTCAGCGTTCTTATTTATATATCGGGTATAGAGTGGGGCATCTA